AAAGACGCTTATTTATTCAACGTTGTCAAATATGTTGCTCGAGCTGGAAAAAAATGTGTTACAAAAGAATTAGAAGACCTTAAAAAAGCGGCATTTTATTTAGATAGAAAAATTAAAAATTTAGAAAAATGATTATTTGGTTAACAGGTCAACCCGGTGCGGGTAAAACAACAATTTGTAAAAAAATTTTACTTAGAGACGCTAGTATTTTCCACATCGATGGAGATGACCTCAGAGATTTATTTGAGAACAAAGACTACTCCGAACAAGGTAGAAGAAAAAACATTGAGTTAGCCCAACAAATTGCTCAGTATCTCACTAACAAGGGTGAAGATGTATTAGTATCTTTGGTTTCCCCCTACAAAGACCAAAGAAATAAATTCAAAGAAAAGATGGGGGATAAATTGGTAGAGGTTTATGTTCATACTTCTGAAAAAAGAGGGAGAGAAGATTTCTTCGTAAAAGAATATGGACAACCCACCGAAAATTACCTTGACATTGATACAACAAATGAAAGTGTTGAGGAGTCAGCTCAAAAAGTATTAGAATATGCGAAGAATAAACCAAACACAACCAAATAAAAATGTTCTTTTTGGTTAATCCTCATATTTATTAATATGAAAGCAATTGATTTAAAAGGACAAAAATTTGGTAAACTGTTGGTTAAAGAGTTTGCGGGACATAAAAACAACTTAAGACAATGGTTATGTGTCTGTGAGTGTGGAAATGAAAAAATTGTTAGAGGGGGACATTTAACTAAAGGGTTTACAAAAACCTGCGGTTGTGAAGCTCACCCAACACAATTTAACCATAAATCTTGGAAAGGTTATGGAGAGATTCCCTTAGATTTTTTTACTACCATTAAGAAAAACGCAGAACGTAGAAACATTGAATTTTATATTACAATTGAATATCTTTGGGAAATCTTCGTAAAACAAAATAAAAAATGTGCATTATCTGGTAGAGACTTAAAATTTGGGAGAATTGTAAAAGATAGAAAGGGTAAAAATGTTTCTGTTGATAGAATTGATTCTTCTAAAGGTTATGTAAACGGAAATATCCAATGGATAGATAAACAAATAAACATTATGAAGAATAATTTGGATGAAAATGAATTCTTACAGCTTTGTAATGATATTGTAAACTATAAAAAAATATGAAAAAAATTCACGTTGAGGGAGACCCAAAATTAAAAAACACAGGAGGAAAACAGTATTCAATGGTAGTCGGACGATTTCAACCTTTTCACGATGGACACAAATGGTTGGTTAATCAATGTTTAGAGGATGGTAAAAATGTTCTGATTTGTATTAGAGACATCCAACCAGATGAAAAAAATCCATTTTCACCTGAAGACGTTCAAAGAAATATCATGAACGAACTTTGGAAACTTATAGGAGAAGAAAAAGTTAAGGTCATGATTATACCCGATATTGAGTCAGTGAATTTCGGAAGAGGTGTTGGATATGATATCATTGAGCATGTACCACCTCAAGAAGTTCATGATATTTCTGCAACAAAAATCCGTGAACAAATGAGACAGGAGGGAAAGTTATGATAGATGTCAAAGTTAGATGGAATACACAATGTAAAGACGGTCACAACTTTTGGAGAATTCTAATTGATAGTGAAGAGAGAATTTGTTCTAATATAATTTTTGAAGTTCCCGTTCATACGACCCGAGACATTGTTTGGGATTCTTTAAGGAATATGGAAGTCGAAAAACACCATGTTAGTTGTCAGGCCAATGATGTTATTTGGAAAGGGGATGTTGTGATTGTAAAATAGAAAATATTTTCAATTTACTGGACTTAGTGGAAAAAAATCATTAAAATTGAATTATTAAACTGTTATAATGGAAAATTTTTTAGGTAATATAATAAATGGTGACTGTATAGTAGAGATGGCTAAAATGCCTGAAAACTCAATCGATTTAATTGTCACTTCCCCACCATACGGAGTCGGGATTGAATATGACTCATTCGATGATGATATGAACATAGAAGACTACAAAGAGTTTTCGAAGAAATGGCTCACTGAGGCTTATAGACTTCTGAAGGCGGATGGTAGAATTGCTCTCAATGTTCCTTATGAAATCAACCGACAGGATAAAGGAGGAAGAGTTTTTATTGCCTCTGAACTTTGGCAGATTATGCAAAGAATTGGTTACAAATTTTATGGTATTGTGGATTTGGATGAAGATTCTCCACACAGAAGTAAGACCACGGCTTGGGGTTCATGGATGTCTCCTTCTGCACCTTACATCTACAATCCGAAAGAGTGTGTTATCTTGGCTTACAAATCTAAACATATTAAGATTGTTAAAGGTGAACCCGAGTGGGTTGGCGTGATTGATGAGATTGAACAAGAGGATGGAACAAAAAAGAAAAAAACTCTTTATACTGAAGAACAGAAGAAAGAATTTATGGATTTGGTTTATGGACAGTGGACGTATTTTGCAGACACAAAACAAATGACCAAAGCAACCTTTTCTTTGGATATCCCAATGAAAGCTATGAAGATACTCACATATAAAAATGACGTCGTCTTGGACCCTTTCTGTGGGTCTGGTACAACTCCAGTTGCTGCAGTGATATCAGGAAGAAATTGGGTGGGTATTGAACTCAGTCCGAACTATTGTGAAATAGCCCGTCAAAGAGTTAAACAATTCGTGGATAAAAAGAAACAAACTAAATTAGATTTCGAAGAAGGGGTTTAAAAACCCCTTTTTTTATTTTTTGGATATTTATAGGAAATTATTCCTATGAAAGAAGAACTCATAAAAAAACTCGTTCAAATTCAACTTCAATTTAAATTTTTACATTGGCAAACTTTTGGAGATGCTAAACATAGACTTTATGGAGAAATCTATGATAAGTTGGGAGACTTTATTGATGAGTTCACTGAAACAATGATGGGAAAATACGGAAGACCAGAGTTTGACTCTGAATTTGGAATTATGTTTCAAGATATTTCGGCATTGAGTATGCAGAATTTTATAGATGGAATTACTGAATTTTTTGTTGGGATGTCAGACCAACTCGACTCAAGATATGATACAGACTTACTCAACATTAGAGATGAGATGTTGGGTCTCATAAATAAATCTAAGTACTTATTAACACTCAAATACTAATGGCACAGAAAATTGTAAGACTAAGCGAAGGTGACTTAATTAATCTTGTAAAAAGGGTTATCACCGAACAAAAAAAATTCGAACTATTCATGAATCCTGGTCAAACAGCTGAAGCAGAATTGATTGGAGACATATTGACTATTTTTTCTCAGATGGGGAAAGACCAAATCTTTAAAGTAAAAACATCTTTACCGAAAGGAAAATTTATGTTTGAATATTCGAAAGATGGAAAATATTACGGATACGATAAGAGAGGAAAAAAACATGAAATCCTTTTGATAGAAAAAAGAAAATGAAAAAACTATTAAAAGAGTCTGGTTTAAGAGATATTTCGGCTTTGAGGAAAAGATACCCTAAAGCCGAAATTTATTTTCACCTTGACCTTGATGGTGTGACCACCGCAATTGCAATGAAAAAATACCTTGAGGACAATGGAATCAAGGTGGTTGGAGCACACACCATTCAATATGGGGACAAAGAATTTGCTGTTAAAAAGTTGGATGCTGAAGGTGATACAATGCCGGTACTTGTAGATTTCGCTCATGGTAAACCCATGTTCGTTATTCATACTGACCACCACGACAGACAGGTAGGAGCTGAACCCGAGGCCTCTAAATCATTCAGACAAGCCCGTTCCAACGTAGAGACAATATCTCAAATAGTTTCTCCTAAAGAAATATTTCCAACCGCAGATATCCTCCTAATAAGCACCGTTGACTCGGCTAACTTTTTGAAACATGAAATTACACCCGAGGACGTTGTGAATTATATTTTCAGATTGGATAAAGATAAGACCCTTCAGAAAAATAAAATGTTACTTGGGTTGGTTATCAACAAACTGATTTTAGCTTTCAAAAACCGAAAAGGTTTTATGGAGAGTTTGGTTATGGATTCAGAACCTTCCCTTATGTCCATTTTCAATAACATTAAGAAATGGATGAAAATGACAAGTGCTGAGGACTTTGCTACCCTTCAACAAAGGTCCGATGATTACTTGGAACAAATGAAAAAATATCCGAAGGTAAGAGTTGAAGACGGAATAATTTTTCAATACGGTGCAGGAAATATGAAGTCTGGTTCATATGATAGATACACTCCTTTTAGAGTGAATCCAAATGCAGACTTTCTTATTCTAATGTGGCCGATGGGACTTTTACAAGTCTCTTGTAACCCTTTTAAAAAAGACAGAAAGTTGAAAGGAGTTAATTTGGGAGAGATGGCTCAGGACGTTCTTAAACCTTTTGAAAGCCAACTCAAATCAAGAACAATCCCTCTTTCGACAATCAAATGGTTGAGTGAAATAAGTACAAAACCCGGTGATGTTGGATTTACATTCAAAGATTTCAATGCCCTTTTCGGTGGTAAAATTGCTTTCATTGATGGAGGTAACGAAATTTTAGATAGAATCAAACCGATGATGGACAAACCTTTTTCCGAACTCAAGGAAGAAGAAAAACAACTTTTGGATAAAATTGGAATTAACATGTGGGATTTTATTCAATCAAATTCAGGGGGACACAAATGTATTACGAATATTTCAGGTCTAAATTTTCTTGGAAGAAAGACAAGACCATCAGAGGACCCATACAGATATGACCCAGATAAGCCAGATGTTCCATATATCAAATTCATGAGACAACTTGGAACAAAATTTTTCAATATATTGAAAGATAAAATTCAAGAGGAACAACAAAAAGAAAAAGAAGTATCGAATTAAAAATGATACTCAACCCAATCTCCGGGTTCTATTCCAACAGTTTCACAATAACCACCGGGTAACTCCAAAACAATATTTCCATTTCCACAATATGTTGGACATGGTGCTTCATCGCAAGGGGGACAATCGGAGTGAATATTAACAATTACATTATTTTTTATTATGATGATGTCCAAGGGTATAATACAATTTTTCATCCAAAAACATTGTTTGTTACCACCCATCAAAAATAATAGGGCTTCGAAGTCTTTGTTGAAAGTTTTACCCATCATCCCAATTGCTTGAGATTTTTTATCAGTTAAAACTTTTGTTTTGAAAATATTTTTGTTAATTTTGACAAACACAATAATAAATACAAATGGAATCAAAAAGGTACGCTGGCGTTTTAGTTAAATGTGGAGACGAAGTTCTCCTCTGCAAAAGAAATAATTTGGGTTCTTTTCCAGGTATGTGGTCAATACCAGGAGGAAAAATGGAAGAAGGAGAAAACTCTCAAGATAGTGCAAAGCGAGAGTTTGTAGAAGAAACTGCCGTGGACATTTCAGATAGAAACATAAAGTTCATCGGACTTCTCCCAAGACACACAAGAGACGGAAAAAAAGTAAAAGGGATGATGTATGTTTACCAACTTGACACTGACCAACCAATTGAACCTGATTTTGCGGCTGCAAAGGACGGTGAAGAACACACCGAATGGAAATATTTCAAATTAGATGAAATTGATTTCAGACAGTGTGGCGAATTCATGTATAAACTTATTGAAATCGTATTACAATGAAACTTTTATTGATATCCTTAACAATTATAATTGTCATTGGAGTTTTCGGTTGGTTCAAAATAAATCAACAAATCAAAAAAAATATTGATAGGTTAGGATGATTTTCCGAAACTTGGAGATATTTATATGTTCTTATCCGAAAGGATGAACATCCCCAACACGAGAACTGAAGAAACTGAGAAGTTTCGATAAAATCGGTCCTCACGAGATGAATGAAGCAGTAATCTCGAAAAAAAGTCCCACAAAATTTGGAAGTATAATTTTCTCACCTTATTTTTGTGGGACTTTATTATCAAAGTAGTTCTTTAACATACTTCTACTCAAGGTTCAACCAGAGCATGACTTGGATGGTGACACGGGGACTTGGGTAGTTTTATAATACGGCGGGCGGAGGGCAAGGTGTCCTGTTGGTCTCATAAGCCAATTTAGCTCAGTTCGATTCTGAGGCGTCGCAACAAAAAAAGTTTTATAAAAATTTGACGAATTGAAAAGTTCTTCTTAATTTTGTAAGACAATTGAGGGAAAGGGGTTGTAAAGTTCCTTACCGAAGTCGGGGGTTGTAAAAATTTCCACTCTCCTTCAATACTTGATAGTTCTTTGTTTTAAGATATTGGCCGCCTATGGTCATTAAATAAACTACGAAAGTAGTATAAAGTGGGACACCAGGTTTTAGTGTTCTGCGGTATCAAAGGGGTACTCGAGTAGGCAATCAGGATATGTTCTGACCTTTAGTACTGAGGGTAACACTGTAGGGAAAGTGGTTGGAATACGGGGCGATACGGGTCGTCTCGTTGAGGTCGGAAGACTAATAAGAATAATCTGAGGAATCTATGTGAGAAATTATGGCTTCCACCATAGTCATCACGTAATTCAATATGAAAGTTGACTTAAAACCGAAAGGTAAGTTGATGTACAGGTGGTGCTGTTATTAACCTTGAAACGTCTCTACCAAGAGCGTATCACTGAAGTTGACTTGAAGTATGGAGGTCGGGAGACTTCAGAGAGTAGTTTAGTATCGTGTCGTTCAAAAGGCGACACGGCTGGTGACAGACCGCTACTTTCCACATCCGTAAACCAACCCTTAATTGTTAATTCTGGTTTAACAACTTATAATTAAAATCAAGGAAAAGTGTCTGTCAGTCGTTGGAAACAGGTGACTACTTAGTCTTGAGATGTTCATGAC